CTTTGCACTTTCAGATTTCATTAAGAGTCAAGTACCTTCTATGCGTCATTACAAAGTTCTAGGACCAGTTAAGAAAGGTTTACCATTTCATGCATGCATTAGACAGATAATGAGAAATTGTGCATTTAGAGGTTATAGATTATGGAAATCTTCAAAAGTTACAACAGAACCAGAGAAGAAAAATATCATCAGCTCACTTAACACCAAACTTGAGTTGCTTACATCTGCACCACTATTCTCCTTGCAAGAGAAAACAAACAAGGCATCAAGATTATTATCAAAAAGCCCATCGATTTTAACACCTCCATTGGCTGTTGCACAAACCACCTTGAATTCGATGCCCCAGAAAGAAGCAATACTAGCTGTGATTCAAACATACATGATAAATACAGATAAGGACACTCCTCAATCTAGAAAACTAAACATTGGGTCATTGATTGAACATGCAAAAAGAGGGGTGCATGGAGTTTTTAGAGAAAGGCAAAAGTTTAATAAAGAACAAGGCAATTACACAGGAGTTGGAGTATTCCATGGTAATATGGACAATGTGCCTTTCATACTGAAACTAGAGGGCAGAACTGCAATTTCGTTTGTAACATCAAAAACTGCTTATTTTGCGACTAGAGCAATTGAACTCAAAAGACTTTTTGCTGAGGTGGGAATAGATAAAGGCTACGCTCCTAGTCCGAATGGACTTTATGTTGATTGCAAAACTGGAAAGCTAACAAAGCAACATAGACAAGATCTCATTCCCATGTTTGAGAGTTCGTTCATTGAGTCATTCAATGTGGATGTCACCAGATTAACTTTTGAAGTGAGTGAAGCAGGTGCTGTGAGACTGCGACAGAGTCAATTGAGATCAGATGAGAAAGGAGAGCCAATCACTGTGCTTTCTTACAGCCCAACAACCTGGGGTTTTAATGCAAAACCGGAGAAATTACCTGAAAATGCAAAAATGGAAGATTATTGGATGACATATCAAGCAGCTCCAACAAAGATGATGATAAGCATTATAAACGGAACAAAGAACGCAATAGATTTACCGCAAACAAAAGAACAGGAGAGGAGAAGATCTATAAGAAGGAAAGAATGGATGAAAAGCACAATTATTCAAAAAGCTAAGCATATGGGTATGGAACCAGAAAAGTTCATGCCTGGAGAACTTAAAAATTCAGAAGATTCAACACCGGATAGCGAAGAATTGAACATATCTGTTTTGGCCTTTGACATAGAAGCAGCAGAATTGGACATGAATGAGCAGCTAATGTCAGATGACCAACTAATGGAAGTACCAGCTTCAAACGTTGACTGGTTTGGTGAATTTGATCTCCTAGATGTTCCATGGGATGAGGACGATTTTGATAGAATGAAAGATCTATTTTCGAGGAGATTTCAAAAATCAAGCAACACAGTTGAACCTGTGGAGTCTTTGCATCCTTTCTGGATATTAGTCCTGAATCAGTTGATAACTGATGAAAAAGGGAATGCCCAGAACATTTTGTTGGGATCATTCAAGTGCTCATCTCAAAATATGCTAGGAGATCTAATAATTTGGTTGGTCGATGCAAATACAAGACCATTGAAAGACGATCCTTATCGTACTCAATTGAAAGAAGCTCGAGATGATTGGTATGAACGAGAGATGGAAGGCAAAGGAGAAGAGGAAGATTGATGATTACGTGTAAATTGATAGTTTCTATAAATTCCC